AGCAGTAGCTCCTGTATTATCTTTAACTGGAACATATTCATCTACTGCGATTTCAGGATATTCTTATGCATATACTTTCACAGGAAATGGAACAATTACGTTTCCATCTGCAAAAACTGTTCAAACTCTTATTGTAGGTGGGGGTGGTGGTGGAGGATATGGACCCAATTATTTTAATGCTGCTGGAGGGGGTGGAGGGGGGTCGGTTGGAATGGGTTCTTTAAATTTTTCTTCTGGAACTACTTATACTATATCAGTTGGTAATGGAGGTATTGGCGGTATGTATAGCGGTGGTATCAGTAGTAATAATGGTGTAAATAGTTCTATAGTAGGTACCGATATAAATGAAGTTGCAAGTGGTGGTGGATTTGGAAGTAATCAAAATCAGGGGTCATCACTTGTAGGAACAGGAGGTTCTGGTGGTGGAGGAGTTGGAGGTTGGGGTCAAACCGGATATGGTCTTGGATCTAATCTTACTGGTGCATTAACTTACTATTACCACAATGGTGGCCAAGGCTATAATGGAGGCGGGGGTGGAGGCGGAGCGGGTTTAGTTGGTTATTCAAGTACTGCTTCAAGTAATTCTGCAGGAGGTGGCGGTGGAGATGGAATCATATGGAGTATTAATAATAATTATTATGGTGGTGGGGGTGGTGGGGGTGGTGGTGGAAGTAGTTCAGGTGATGGGGCGGGTGGTGCTGGTGGTATTGGTGGAGGAGGTAAAGGTGGTGACGGATCTCTTGCTGTCGGCAACCCTGGGAAGCCTGCCACAGGAGTTGCGGGAACTGTAAATGCAGGTGGTGGTGGTGGTGGTGGCGCAGGTGGTGGTGGTACTGGGGGTGATGGTGGTGGTGGTGGTTCGGGAATAATTATTCTCGCTTGGAACTAATATTTTTCTCCTGCCCTGACATATAAAGTTCTAAAATAACAAGGGTTTTACTACAAATAATTATGTTATTATCCTATGAATAACATAATTTTACGCGAAAATATTTACTTGCGGCGGGTATTACGGTTCTTACGGCAATATTTGCGCTGAGTGCCCTTGGTCATTTTGCAACTACGTCTAGCACGCTTACACATTCGGCGAGTGCGGCCCTGGCACGGTTTCTTCAACGAGTAGGACATTATATATATTTATAAAGATAATAATATACTATAGTTATTATTGATGGATTATCATACCTCGTTCATTTTTACGAAACCCAAATATAATAAATGGCCTGCGCGTTTTTTTAGAGGAAAGGCCAAAGAATTCTCTCACGAGGATTCCTTCTATTATTTCCTGAAAAACAGTCAGATCGAGCTGTTAACTGATTCTTCCTCATTCGGTTTCGTCTACAAATGCACTTTCCAGAAACAACCGCAAAAATCCCCCTATTTTTATCTAAATGATAAAAAGGAATCGATCGATGTCACAGTAATTGTTCTTAAATGTTTACTTATGAATGATCGCACTATTGACGACATTGACGATGACCATTATTGGCAATATAAAAAGATATGCGGTAAGAGATCGAAACGCCATTTTGATATGAAGAATCGATTTATGGAAGAAGTGCGTATGCAGACCGAAATATCTAAATTAGGGGTTGTTGCGATGAATCGCAATGCGCCAGTTGTATTGTTTTCGAAAATATACGAACCCACTGATCATTATTCGATAACTACGTTAATAAAAAATAGGATGTTGAACGAACCACGAAATCGACCTTTTGAACAATTATGTGACGAATATTATTTCAAATGTAAAATCCCACTAGAGCCAGGTATGAATTATTATTTTGGTATCATTGCAATGGAGTATATCAAGCCTAGATACACACTCTTTAATAATATTATCAAACCGATCATTGTCGATGATATTTTGTTACGTCACGGATGCGAACATATTCATAAATACAATAGCACGAGATTGTCGGAAAAGTCGGATCGATTGCGATGGGCATACAATACCGGACGTTACGAAATAATAAGAATGGCGATTGATACCGGATATACCGAGGGAGATTATCATACTGATAATTTGTTGATGGACGAACACGGTCGAAAGGCGATATTGATCGATTTTGGTAAAGCAAAAAAGATAGCAAATGCCTCCGAACTCATTATTCTATGGAGACAACAAAAAAACATTAAAAGAATCCTGGAGTATATTTTTCACTCTACATTTGAAGACAATGAACGAGGTGATGAATTTAAATGGGTAAAGAATGTGGATACTAAGGACATCGAAATCATATTATACATACACCGACATCGTGAAGCTCTCGTAGAGAAACGGAGTTCAATTGCTTTATTAGAATTGATGGATGAGAAAACCACGTTTCAATAAATACTGACTAATGTTTATCCGTATATACTGCGCATCTCGACATACGTCATAGAACGGCCTGTTTTTTTTTGAATTCTTTCGTACCCATATTGATGATTTCGATAAAAGTATCCGGTGTTATTTTTGCGTTGGGACTCGCCAATAATTCATTTACTTTTCGTTGTCCATCTGCTTCTATCTTTTTCCTTAAAGCTTCTATTTCGCTACCGGTGGAAAGCTTATTTGACTCCTTATTATTGTCCATTATGGTAATTATTATTCAATTATATATACGTAATATAATCGAATTCAATTTTTATCTCAGTAAGATCAAATTGGTTTAAACATAGCAAGGGAGAACATCTAGATCCATTATTTTCGCATCTTTTACCGCTTTCTTCGCTAAAAATTGTTTGAAAAAGGGGAATTTCAATTGTTCTTGTGGCGTGTGTTTATGGCAACTTCTTGCAATCATCTTATATAATTTGAAATTGGGGTATCGTTCTTCACCATTACGCTTGTACAAAACATTCTTGTCCTCATCGTTTGTGCACCATCGATAGACCGTTTTTTGTAGCTCACTAAAGGAAGCAATAGTATCTGGTTCGTCATCGTCTATGATAAAATCATAGATAGAACAACCTAATCGAGTAAGATCAAAACTATAATTCGGATCTAGTCGCGGTTTTTTCTCGTTTAAGTAGGGCTCGGTATTGTATTGTGTAGAGGCATCTCCTCCATTTGCAAAACTATCACTGCAGAATAGGTTGCCATTGTATTTGTAAATGCTTCGACCGAAATCGATAATTTTAAATATTTTCCCATACGTAGGAACCTTGTAGATTTGCTTGTTGTATCGATAGTATATGAACGGTTTTTCGGTAGTGGAGAACATTATGTTGTTAGTATGTAGATCGTTGTGGGTAAAATGGAATGCTTTTTGGTAAACAATGAGGGTCATAATTACTTGAAAGAGGGCACTAGCTGCACATTTTTCATCCATCTGATTATTAACGAACAATTCGTCTAGGGTACCATCCCCTTTTTCTAAACATATGAGTTGAACCGGGAAATCTTTGATATAGGCACATTGATTGGACTCTTCAGATTCTTCAGACGCATCATCTACACTTGATTCGGTAATCCAGTCTTCGTCACCTTCTTCTTCATCTTGGTCGGTATCCGCACTATCATCAGATTCGTCATTGGATGTATCGTCAGACGAATCATCAGATTCCGCTCCTTTGACATTATTCATTTCCTTCTCATATACGGTTTGTTTTTCATCGATAACATCATCATCCATTTCAATTTCCTCTGCGTCAATCGTTATTGCAGTTACAGAGACATTGTGATCCGCGTCTGATATCTTCAGTTTTATTTTGTTCGATCGAGAACTCATATTGGTGTATTCATTGCTATTTAAGTTCATCATAAATGATTTATTCACGTTTTCCAAAAAATAGTCGGAGGTTTGTAGAAATTCGAGATCATCTGATACGTTTACTTTGAATACATTTTGTATTCCTAAAAATGATCCATAATAATCAAGACAATGTATTATCTCGTGCTGATGCATCAATTTACAAGCTAAAAAGCTGAAAAAATTGTCCACGTAAGATACATTATTTGGATCACGTATTTTTTCAATATCGGTTTCGCTATATGACAAATACGGATTAGGGAGAACATTGAGACCCGTATTTTTATGGTATTTCCCTGTCATATAACGATACGGATCGAGAAGAGGTGAATATTTGATAAATACGGGATTGGTCACTATGCATTGGTTCTCCAAGTCGTACAATTTGTTGTCACCTTGATATTGATATCTGTTATTTAAAATGATGCTGTCATAGTTCTTCTCATTCGTAGCGAAAAATGTGCTATAAATGGGGTTATAATTTTGTATTTTTTCTATTGAAAAGGGATTATAATTAAATTCCAGGTCTTCTGAGGTACGTATGTAACTATCTTCTAAAGTTATCCAATCGATTGTTTTGGCCTTAACATAGTTAATACAAAATTTAGGGGTATTCATTTAAATTGGATTTGTATAAGGGGGTTGTACATTTATTTTTTACAAGGAAAACGTGTGGTATTCCTATCTATTTATTATGAAATACTAAAATATACAGATTACGATTAATGACATTGGAATTGAAAAAATTTGATATGCGGTCCATTACATTCAAGGCCGATGAAAACAAAGGCCCTGTGGTGGTTCTCATTGGTCGACGTGATACAGGTAAGACGTTTTTAGTGCGTGATCTCCTATTTTATCATCAGGATATTCCTATTGGTACCGTGATTTCCGGGACAGAAGCGGGTAACGGGTTTTATGCTGCGCACGTACCTAAATTATTTATTCACGAAGAATATAATACGGTATTGATCGAGAACATTTTACGTCGTCAAAAAACGGTTTTGAAACAGGTAAATAAGGAGATTGAGACGTATAAGAAAAGTACGATTGACCCTCGCACCTTTGTTATTTTAGACGATTGTTTGTACGATCAGACGTGGACGCGCGATAAGATGATGCGACTCCTCTTTATGAATGGCAGGCATTGGAAGGTAATGCTCATCATCACGATGCAATATCCGCTCGGTATCCCGCCTAATCTTCGAACAAACATTGATTATGTGTTTATTTTGCGAGAACCTTATTTGACAAATCGCAAACGTATCTGGGAAAATTATGCATCAATGTTTCCTACGTTCGAAAGTTTCTGTGCAGTTATGGACCAAACAACGGAGAACTTTGAATGTTTGGTGATAAATAATAATTCCCATTCGAACAAACTCAATGATCAGATTTTCTGGTACAAAGCACAAGACCATCCTGCTTTCAAATTGGGATCCAAAGAATTCTGGGAAATAAGTAAGAATATGGGTTCGGATGACGAAGATGAAGCCTATGATCCAAGTAAAGGAAAAAAGAAACAAGGCCAAACGATCAATGTCAAGAAGACGAAATGGTAAATATTGATTAGAACTTTCGAAAATTTTTTATTGTTAATAAGGATTATAAATGTTTGCTCCCCAATCGGGGAGCAAAAAAATGAAGTATCTAAAAAAGGATATTAATAATCATAAAACGCAGTCTTCTACTGGAAAAAAGTTGAAAAGCGTTCCAAAAATGGTAATTTGCTGTTAGGCACTTGGAAAACGATCGAAAAATCTGCTGAAGTTGAAAAAATGAGTCGTAGTATTAAAAATAAGGTATTATTTAATGACGATTATTATTATTGCACATAATAGTCTTAGTAAAACCATCAATTATGTTAATGAAAATACTAACATAATTGTGTAAAGGAGGGATCATAAGGGAAACTTGGTTCCCTTAACTTACTCGAGTTGTCTCATTGCCTCTACCATATTCTGCCTCATTCTGTAAGGATATTCTTCATATACCTCTATATCTGGCCATCTGCATATTTTTTCATCCGGAAAATATTTGCAATAGTTCCGAACATTCGAAACAAATTGTTCCACACATAGATCCTGATCGTCAGATGCCTTACGTAAATCTTTGTGCATTTCTCGAGTCATTTTCAAATTGTTATCCACATAATAAGAATAATGTGGATGTTTCTGGGTGAATGTTCGATGCACATTTTTAAAATCGCGAAAACTGGATAATATTAACATTTTATGAACATCCTTCTGTGGAATCCGGGGAAGAGCGAGAAGCCAATATGGAATACGCATTATGATATATCACCATTTTATTTTTATATTACTATTTTACCTTATAATTAAATTTTGTTATTGTAAGTGATAAGGGTGT